GGCTAAGTCTTTTAAATTTTTATCACTAGGCACAATGTTTAGATCAAACTCAGCACCTTTAAATTTAATTGCTTTAAGTTGCTGGTTAATAACATCTGCTAACATAAATCTGTAATGTGCATCATTTCCATCAGCACTTGTAAATTCTACTTCAACAGGAACAATATCACCATTACGATCTTGTGTGTTAATTTTTGTATCTGATCCTTCACCATCAAATCCAGGATACTTTAAATATCCATCTAGTACCTGCATTCTGCTTAACCCAACTGTTGAGTCAACAAACTCAGGATAAGGATTGTGTGTTTCGCCTTTAAAGATTACAGTTTTGTCTGCATCAACTGTTTCAACAGTAGTCTTTTCAACATCGCCTGAAATCTTAACCATTTCAAATATACCTAAACCATGTGTATGTTTAAGTACGTCTTTCATTATGTCTTTAATTGCCATTCATTTCTCCAAGATTAATATATCATTATACATTGTTATTTAGATAAGTCAAGTTATTTTTACTCATTTTTTTAGAATTCAAAAAACGTTGATAACGTTTCACTTTGTGTTGTTTTGCTTAAATCGAAGCCCATTGGACCTATAACATTAGCAACCTTTTTGTCTAATACTGTTTCTTCCATAGCCTCTTCATCAAATGGCAAGTCCTTAAACCATTGTGGTAAATTAAGTTCATCTGTAGGATATGCCACACTTGTATAGCCCATGGGATTATTTCTTAACTTACATACAATAACTTTAGCACCATCAGTAACACTTAAACTATAAGCATCACTATTTGCTTTTTTAAGATTGTTCCAATTAATACTTGCTCTTACATGCCCAGGTATCATATTGCTTTTACCTTCATTCTTAAGAGCATTTAATTTATGTAATGTATTTGTACTAGGTGCTCTGGCTTGCTCTGCCATTCGAGAAGCATACATAGTAACATTATTAGCACGTTTAGGCATTCCTTTTTCCCAAGGATTTAAGTTTTTAAAATACTTTTTAAACTCTTTAATTTTGTCAATTACGTGATCTTCTCCAAGACCATTCAGACAATCAACTAAAAGTTCCTCTAAAAAGTCCTGAATAAATTCAGGTGTATCAGAACGTTTAATCTCTAAACCCATTGCTTTTAGTTTACCGCCTTCAGGCTGATAGCCTTCAATGTCTAAACACAATATACCATATCGCTTTTTAGTTAAAAACAATCCTGCTCTACCAACAACTTCTCTACCTGCAATCATTACAGCACCACGTTCTAAAGGCACATTAAATGTATCCTTTAAAAACTTAGGGAATGTGTCACTAACTGTATCAGATACATGATCATATAATTTAATAGCACTATCCATATCTAGTTCTTGCTCGCCCATTATAGGTGCCGCACTAAAATACACAGAGTCAGTATCACCGTAAATTATAGTTTCACCTTCATAGTCATACTCGCCAGTAAACATTCTGTTTGTTTCTGCCGCCATATGTTTTGTAATAGCTCTGCCTGTTAATGTAGTACTTTGCCCTATACGTTTATCATAAAACCTACAATGAGGATTAAGTATCGCACCATATAAACTGTTTAACTGAATCTTTTTAACTAACTGCCTTTTATCCCAATATATTTGTTCTGCGCCTTCTGATTCCTTTTTCTTCTTCTGCATACGTTGTCTATCAGTATACCAAAGTTCCAATAATCCAGGTACAATACCTTGTACTGCTGTATTAAAAATAGTACCATTAGCACTTATATTCCAGGGTTGGCCACTATTAAAAACCAGATTGTATACATCAGCACCAGTTACATCATGTACACCACCATCTTCCATTTCTAACTTCATAGGATGATCTACATCTTTGTTTTTTACAAACTCGAACTCATTTGTGCCAAACTTGCCATGCCAGGCATCTGCAAAACTTTTCTTCTCCAATCGCATAGCATTACTAATTTCTTCTGAAGTATAACTAAGTTCAAGTTGCCCCACAATAGTTTCAGGCGCCATGTTTAATGCTCTAAACACACTTGGATATAGACTGTTTAAGTCCATACTGCCTACCCAGTCATGATATCCTTTCTTAGGCGTTGCCACAAAGGCACCTGCGGCACTATCACGTTCAGATGCTTTAGGCTTGTCAGGCACAACCATATCACGCCTGTGTGCTTCATTTATAATTGCTTGTTCTGTTGTTGCTACTGCACCCATAGTAGTTGGAATCAATACTGTATTTTCATGTGCAATAATGTTTGCTAAGTCAACAAACTGTAACTTTTTGTCTAATTTATCTAATAGCATTACGTCTTGTATATTATATTCACAAAACTTTAGGAAGTCATGATTGTAAAGTCTATCTAAACTACCTTCATATGGAACCTTTTTCTCTCCAACTTCCATCTCACCAATGTAGTCTAATCTGTAACTATGTCTTTCTTCATAGTTGTATTTCCTATAAAGCTCTAAATAGTCTAAGTGTATTCTGCCTACTAAGTCATATGTAACAACTTCACTACCAAACTTTTCATACTCTCTTCTTTTAGGTAACTTTTTAAGTAAACACATACGCCTTGTTTCTGCTTTACCTAATGTTTTAGTAATCCTGTTTACAGTATAAGGAATATCATACCCTTCACTATTCCAGCCACTAAGTACATCAACATCTTCAATAATGTCTAAAAATGTATCTAGCATTTCTTTTTCTGTTCTAAACAGCATCACTTCAGGCAAAGGCTTAACAACTTCTTGTGCCTGTTCCCAACTAAGTGTTTTAGGAGGTACTGCTAAACATACCATAGCATCCATCCATTGTAAATATACACCTATTGCAGTTATTGGTGTAAAGGGATCTGAAGGACTGCTATACCCACGTTGTGGATCAAAGTCTACCTCGATATCAAAAAATGCTACATTTAAATTAGGGGCATCAACACCTGTGTAATTTCCTGCTAATACTTTGTTTAATGGCCTTAAATCACTTTCAAAAAGTTTATTGTTGTTATTAATACCAATGTTCTTTTTAAAATCTTTTAAGTTAGCACACTTTACTTCTGTTACAGGATCACCATATATACTTTTGTATTTGCCTTTAGGGTCTGCATAGTAAAAATTATGTACAGGAGGAATCTCTTTAATTACACGTTCTCCATCCACACGTTCTACGACAGTGACAATGTCCTTGCCTTGATCGTAAAATGCGTCAACGTAACTCATAGATGTGCTATCCTCATACTGTTATTATACAGTAATAGTGGTATAAAGTCAATTAATTATAGTGTTTTACCAACAGATTCCAAAATAGTTTCAAGTTCATCAAACTTGTCATATTCATCTTGGAACTTGGCTTTGTGAGCAATTTTTACTGCTTTCATTAAAACACCAGGCTTAAGATCCATTTCCTCTGCTATTGCTTTAACAGTTTCACGGAGGCCTGTGCTTAGAGCGTCAACTTCATGTAGAACTTGATCTCCTTCCTGAATTAATTTTTTAAGCCTTGCTACTTCTTCTTGATTGAATGTTTTATTAAATGCCATTGTTTGTATCCTGTATGCCAATATTTATTTGTAATGGTTCTATTATAACAGGATTTGCGGTAGAGTCAACAGATATTTCAAAAACACCTTTAACTCCTGGAAATTGTTGAAAAGACAGGGTTTCTAAAATAGACCTATCTGTTATTTTTTGATTAGTTTTTTTATCGTAGGCGATAAATTCGTTGCCATTATAATGGACTTCTAAGATCATTATACCTCTACAGAGGCTTCAAATGTAAATTTAATATCAGGAAACTCATCAAAAAGTTGATCTGATATCTTATCACCCTCTTCTGAATCTATCTCATCTTCAAGTATAATTTCGTATATAAACATATCACCTTCGTCATCTTCGCTAGTGTATGCCATTACTTCTACACCTACTTTAGATTTTTCGTCATCATATGCTGTTAGAAGTTTAGTTGGTACAACACTTTGCACAATGTCAAAATACACGATAACGTCCTCATCGCTGAGTTCTTCTCGTGTCAACATTCTTACAAAGTGTTTTATAAACATACTATTACTTACCTTTACTAAATGCTTGAGCACCAAAGAAAGCGGCAACAATACCAGCAACGGCTACAAAGTATGTAGCGGCCATATCGCCTAGTATTTCACTTGCTTGGTTAAGTCCAGCCAATACTGCAATTACTACAGCAAATGGATATAGTAACATACCACTTAAGGCAAACCATGCCATGCTTCTTTG